CTTTAACGAAGGTGTTACCTATGAGCGTCGAAAAGCTATTGAGGCGCACTGGAAAAGTTGTCCAAACCTCTCAAAAGACAATGACCAGATGTGTAAACACAAGTCTGATTTCGACCGTAATTGCCCGTATATTAAGGGCTTTATAAATAAACTCTTATAAAAAAATAACACACAAACTTATTATAGTGGCTAAAACGATTAATAGTATTCCGAAGATGAACCAGCGTTTAATTTTTTTATTATGCGGCCAAACATTCTTTTCATAATGTTCAAAGTTACGCTTCTGTTCAACAGAAATACTGTTTTCTTTTGAAAGTTCAGAACATGCATGGTATAGAAGGTAGTCTCGAACTACAGCAGGATCTTCTTTATATTTTTTCATTGGTATGAAAATGGATAATAAAGTACCTATTAAACCTAAAATAATCCCTAAAATGATAAGTAGTGTTTTCATATGATTTTTTTTACAAAGAAACAAATAAAAATAATATGGCAAAAATATATGTAGCAAGTAGTTGGAGAAACTCATTTCAACAGGACGTTGTGAAGTTTCTCCGGGATGTAGGACATGAGGTTTATGACTTCAAAAATCCTCCTCATGGGCGTGGTGGCTTTTCGTGGTCTGACATAGATAAGAACTGGGAAAAATGGGATATCCAAATGTATAAACACGCATTAAAGCATCATATTGCCATTGAAGGGTTTGAATCAGACTTTAATGGTATGAAATGGGCCGACGTATGTGTAATGGTTCTCCCTTGTGGTCGATCTGCTAATACAGAGGCAGGATGGATGAAAGGTGCAGGAAAGAGGGTATATGTTTATCAACCAGTTCCGCAAGAACCGGAACTAATGTATAAGATATACGATTTTATCAGTGATAGTTTGTTCCGAATCAACGACGAAATAAAAATCAGTTGTTCGGAAAAACCGAATGACCAGTCGGAATAGCTCAAATCACGAAAGAAGTGAGTTAAGAAAGTCCTTGGTAATCCTGAGGGCTTTCTTTCTGTTCTTTATATCTTATATGAAACTAAGATATGAAAACGCAAAAATGTATAGCCTGTGGCCGGGAAACAGTTTCTGTGATCAAAACAGAAGAAGGACATATCTGCTATAACTGTTACTCTGATAAAAAGAACCCTCCAAAACAAAAGCAACACCATGATAACGAAGAAGCTCGGATTCAGTCGGAGTTTTTCAATAAGGTTCCTTTATTCTTTCCTAATTTGCCGGATCGACTTCTTTTTGCAGTCCCGAAC